GCATTACTTCAGCAGGTAGCAAGATGCCCTGTGCTGTACGACCGTAGGCTTCAGCGGCAGCGCGTGAACATTCAAATTCAAACGCGTCGGCTACTTGAGCACGACGATCAGTCGGGTTTGCAAGAGCGTTGATAGCACGCATCAAAGAGAAGCGCTTAACTTCTTTCTGAGTCATGCCGATTGCTTGCTCTTCAACTGCACGCTGTGAGCCGATAACGTCTAAAAGTTCACCGCGGAACTCTTCGATGCTACGACCTTCAGAGATTGCTTTCTGAGCAAGATCAGATTTGTTGTGACGTGCGCCCAATTCTACGATCTGAGCGGCGTTACGTTGTGCGGCTTTGCGAGCTTCTGCTTCGACTGCCGCGATATCAATAGTATGTTCTGACATGATAGATTCCTCTTTAAAGTCAGTTGTAATCACGGGTTTAGATGAAGACTCGCAAGACCTACCAATGCCGATGTTGGTCGAGACATCAGCGGGCAGGGAAACAAGCGATGCTTCCATCGGACGCCATGACTTAGCCACATAAGTGTCCTTGTCCTTGCGTTCGAGTTTGTTGATAGCATAACCGATCGAGATGTTCGATTTAATCCCATCAACTACATCGGTGAAAGCCTCTTGAGCAAGCGCACCCCTTCCGAAGCGAGCCGTCGCACGGAGTCGCCGTGCCGAGCTGTCGAGCTCCACTGATTCTATTACCCCAATTTGCTTCTCAGGGTCATGGTCAAGCAGCAATGGCGCTCGACCAGAATTTAAAAATGAAATATCAATCGCTTCAGGTGAATGCTCTAGCACTTCCATCCCGAACGATCGCTGTACTGGATATTCTGAGCTGATAGACATACGGACTGTGCGCGTATCTTCATTGATCGCCTGATCGTCCATAGCCATTGCGCGGTGCTCAACCTGAACACCTTTACGGCTAGATTCAGACTCGTCTTCGATAGACTCAAGCGCATCAAGCATCTGCTCATCAATATCAAGATCGAGCGAATCTTCTCGCTCAATCACTTCTTCTAAGTCAACTTGTTGATCTTCCATAACTTTTTCCTCAAGTTCTGAGTCGGATTCTACCACAGAGCGCTCATCTAGTGAATTGAGACGTTCGACGATCCTGTTGGCCCATGATTGAGACTCGCTTCCTCCCCAGAGTTCCCATGCGATACGCCCAGCGCTCGGAAAGCCATCTTCGCCCTGATTGAATCCCTCTGCGTTCTTGTCGACTTCATGTCGAGCAAAGTAAGAATAAATACGCCTGACAGTATCAATAGAAAGCTCACGGCGGTTAGACAGGTCTCTAGCACGCGCCACACCAACTTCAGTGCCGCCTCTACCGTATTCTTCACGCCATTCCAGACCGCGTTTAGCATTGGCCGCCATCGCCTCCGTTGGTTTTGTGTTTATCTCTTCGCCTTTATACGTCGCCATTATCGGCTACCTCTGGCATCTTCTGTACGCCGTATGGCTCTAGACCATACGTGATTCCGAACTGCTCCATCAGCGCACGATCACGCGCAATCTGAGACAGTAGCTCCTCTGAGTCTTTGCCGTAGTTAGCCGCAACATCAGAAAGAGACAATATGCCAGCTTGTAGGCCATTGATCGCCGCGTTCATTTCCTTCTGCGGATCGACCCAGTTCCATGATCGGCCCCTAAACTCTGCGGCATCTGCGAACTTCTGATAGGCTCTGAGCGGAATACCGAACGAATCCATTTCCATCGCGGACTCAAGCCATGCCTCAAACACTGGACGAATGAAGTGTTCGATCATAAACTCTTGAATATTCTGGTAAAAATCACGCTCTTCTAGTGCGCCCTGACGGATGCTTGAGTAGCTTGTCGCCTCTAAATCGTTCGCCAGTGACGTGTAAGATACGCCCAAAGACGATGCTATACCCTTGAGCACTGCCTTGTGGAATGAATCAAACTCGCTTGTCGGGTACTGCGGGTCAAAGCTCTTGAAGTCAACGCCCTGCGGCAACTGGTGAAACGATCCAGCCGATGCGTCCATGATCGGTATGCCGTTCTCTAGCTCATCAGCAACGAACCCATCGCCACTCGGCGACGTGAAGAATCCCATCTTACTCGCACCAACACGAGCAGCAACAATTGAAGCCTCACGCCATCCGTCCAGCATCTTGATAGACGCCATAGCTGAAGCCGCCCATGGCTCACCGCGAGTCTGTCCCGCACGACGAGACATGAATACGTGAATGATTCTCTCAGCGGGTACGCGGATATGCTTCGGGCTTTTGGTCTGAGTCGTATAGTCGTAGTCGCCTTTATGGTACGTCAGTAGGTGATACGCAACAGGACGACGGAACTGATCCAGCTCAACGCCCATTCTGACTTCGTTGCCGTTAGCCAAACGCTTGTTCAATTGATCGTCTACCTGCTCGGGCTCTATGAACTCAAGAGCAAACGAATCATGGAAAGTCGCGCTTCTGTGCTTGATGATGAACACCTCACCATCCCGAGCCAGACCTTCGATCACCAGTTTCTGCGCGTCAACGAATGACATCTTGCCGTCAACGGTACAATGACCGCGTTTTGACCACATTTTGAACGCATTTTCGACGGCCTGATTGCCGATCATGTCCAAATTACCGACCGAATCTAGCGCCTTAGACTGGTACGAAACGCCCTTTTTGCCCACCACATTGTGCTGTAGCAACTGCAAATAACGGCGCATATAGGCGTTATTTCTGGCCAGATCACGCGATCTTGCGCGTAACCTATTGATAACTGGATACAATTCGGAGTCTGGCGAGCGCTCAGAGTCTACATAATCAGCAAATAGGTTCGATGTGCTGGCCGCATGATAGGCACGTTTGAATACTTTCTTCTCGACAGTTGGCTTTGGTTTCAAAAAGTCAAAAATCGCCATTTTAGAACCTCACCTTGATTGTCGAGCCGTTCTTCTTGCCCTTCTTAATCAGCTCATCGTTATTGTGCTTTACTATCTCGCGACGGTAGTAGTCTCTCGCCTCTACCAGCTCATTGAATGACATTTTCGTAAGCGATCGACCCGCGATTGAGTAGCTGGACACATCAGCGTCGGCCTTACCTTCAAGAATCGTCTCAATCTTAGCCACCATAATCTCGGCATGAATGCGCGGATCGGCTTGATTGTTGTCCATGTCAGGGATGGCTTGAAAGTCACCCGTGTCAACGACAATGCGATTGCCTGAACTGGTCTGCGTAATCTCTAGCTGCCAGTGATAAAGTCCCGTAATAAATGATGCGCTAGTGTCAGAATCTACCGTAAACAGGTAATAATCATCAGTTGAGCTTGCAGACTGTGGCATTTTTATCTCATTGGAGCCGCCGCCAGTGATACGAGCTACATATTCAGCCGTGTATCCTTCAGATGTTGGGTAGTCTGTTAGGTCTGACCGCTTCCACTGAATGAAGTCCCCAACGACGACCTGTTTGGGTTCGCCTTCGGGAGCATTCGCGGGATCAAATAGATTAGCCATAGATCAACGCCATGAGTTGACAAAACCACCCGCACGCTTCGGCATGAATGGTCGATTATTCGGAGATGCTGGCTTCGGCTTTTCTTGCACTACGTCTTTTTCCTCAATGCGTCTCGCCAACGTCTTGACATTGACCGATAGTATAGCATATGCCGCGATCGCGTACACCATGCAATCCAGCGCCTCATTTCTCGGCCTGATCTTCTCGTATACGCGCTTTTTGAAGCCCCTGTGGTACTTTGTGACAACTTTCTCGGCTGTCAGTTGGCGAAAGTATTCGTCGTTCAGTTCGTCGCTGAAATGGACGTACCCTGCGCCCTCTTCGTTTATCCGCAATCTAGCGAATACCATGTCCTTGATTGTATCCACTCCGATACCAAACAGCGGACACTTTGCGATGTTATTACGACTCGGACGCCCTGCGATTGGCTTACCCTCACCACCCACACCCTTAATCGCGAACACTCTGCGCCCTGCGTTTTTCTTACAGTATGAATAGACCGAGTTTGTGAAGTGACCGCCCGTATCAATACACGACCCTCTTATGGTCATCTTCCTGCCGGACTCTGTTTCATATTGCGCGAACAAGATCGAGTCCAAATCTGACCAGAGCTGCGGAGTGCTCGGATCACCGTACAGGGTAATATGCTTTATCACGTAGGACTCGTCGTCGCCTTTGCCTGACCACCCAATGATAGACAGCTCCAGTCGGTTATCCTGAACGTCGACCCCAGCCGTAAGTAAAACGGCATCATCCGGTATGAGCGGCATCGGCTCTCTGCGCTCGGCTAGCTCGTAGTCCTCTAGACGCTCACCCATATCCTCCCACAATTGGCCGAGATACGTATTCGTCCACACCCTCAACTGTTCTGGGTTCTTCTTGACCGACAGAAACTCCCTCACGCCTTCAGATAGTGGCGTCCATGGCGAATACAGCCCGTTGATGTAGAACCCAGCCACACCATTGAACGGATTGTTCGAGTACCACTGACCATTTCTGACCGCCCACATCCTGTCTGAATCAGACCATAATGAACCGCACTCCTCACACATATAGCGAGCCGTGTCTGGGTTGTCATCCTGCCATCTGACATTCGCCCACTTGAGAGTCTGCATATGCTCGCAGTGTTTGCACGGTATGTAATATTCGCGCTTATCCGATAGTTCGTATGCGTCCTCAATGCGGCTTGCGCCCTTATTCGTCGGCGTCGAGACCATAATTATTTTACGGTTCCAGAAGTTTTGTGTTCTCTTCCTACCCAACTGGATCGGATCACCTTCAGAGCCAGCACTTGCAGGGAAACGGTCGACCTCATCTGCGAGCAAAATTCTCACTGGCCTACTGGCGAGTCCTGAAGGACTGTTGGCCCCTACGATCGTTATCGCACCGCCTGAAAAGACCTTGTGAAGCGTCGTATTACCGGAGTCACGCGCTCGCGGATCTTTAACCCGACCTTTAAGGCACGGTGTCGAAGCAAGTAGACCTGCTGCAAGACGATCCTTTGAGAACGCTTGACCCATGGATAGCGTCGGCTGAAGCACCAGAATTGGACTCGGATCGACGTCAATGTGGTAGCCAATAATATTGAGTAGAGCTTCCGTCTTGCCCAACTGCGCTCCAGCCATAATGACAACTTCTTGAATCTCTGGATCGCTACACGCATCCATAATCCCCCTTTGATACTCAGCTCTCGACGTATACCATCGACCCGCCTCAGCGCTTGATTGTCCATCTAGCCTCCTGTTCCTATCCGCCCAATCGCTAACCGTTAATCTCGGTGGTGGCGTCCATGCCCTCATCGAGTTCAATACGATTTTCTTCGCGTCCGCTGTTTGCACTTAATTCCTCCAGAGCCTCATACACTAGCTCACTAATTATCTTTTGACATGATCCCGCACTTGTCTCTGCCGCAACGATCGGAGCGGCCTTAGATGGGATTCCTAATAATCTGTTCTTACAATCCGTAATCTTCGAGTACAGCTCTTTCTCGATATCCTCAGCCTTGACCAGCTCGCCCGCCATCTCATCCAATTCCAGTTGAGCCTTGTCCGCTTGTATCTTAGTCAGTCTCGCCTTCTCAACGTGAAAGTCGATCGCGCCTTCATCCTCTAGACCCTTCCCGACGTTCTTACCCTGAAGATACAAGATGTACGCTTGCACCGAATCCTCAAGACTGTATCTGCGGCTCTCACTTCGCGGGATTATCCCTTCATTTACGAGCTGCTGGACGCGCCGCTCCGATATCATTAGAAGCCGTGCAATCACTTGCACCGACACCTTTGTGGCTGACTCTAAAACCTTACTACCTGCTACTGGCATGCGCCCTCTCTAAGTCATTGAAAACGAAGCATTTTATTTTGGTCTACGGCTAAGCAAATTCGGCGGCGCTACGATACC